GCTAATTCCGTATTACCTCCACCTTTATAACACTTTTCTTGGTTCTGGATCAGTTATCGTGACTCGGAATGCCGACCTCAAGGAGGCGACATGAAAAGTCCGATAGTTCTCCTTCAAAGCCTCTTGATTGGAATCAAGAGGCTAGAGCCTGATGTGAAAGGACTAGACCGTGATTTACTCACGATCCAGGCACGTTTCGAACACGAGGGATACGGATTCTTATCCGTGTCCTTACCTACCTTGTGCGATGCCCTTGACCAGGGTCTCTCACTTGGTAAATTCGCCTGCCCAACCGGCTTCTCACGAAGTCGAAAGGGAGCTCTCCCGAAACTCTTTTCGGGTTTGCTGTGCGAAGTGTTCGATCCTACCACTGGTTCCCTTAAACAGGCTCCAAGAGTTGGAGCAATTAAGTGCCTTAGAGAGGCACTTAGACTGTTTAAGAAAGTCCAGCTTGGCTCCGTACGAGAAGAAGATCTCCATACGGAGGCGTGTAGGACTTTTTGGGACACAGACAAAGAACTGGAGGGACTTTCTTTTCCTCCAACGCTTGTGTCTATGCTCTCATGTGTTTCAGGGTATGTCCTCGGAAGTATCACTACTTCCGAGATTAACGGCATACACCCGAAACACGGACCAGGTGCCGTTTATGAGAAGTGTACGCCCAACAACAAGTGGGCGCTTGCTGCAGAAAACATTCTCGGTAACACCGGGAATTTTCTACAGTCCTCTTTCTATCGACTCGATGGTTTTCTCTGTTCACGTTGGACAGAGACTAGTCTCCTTAACGAGGGAGATAAACATCAATTTCCTCATCACGAGGAAATTGGTGAACCTAAGAGCGATGGATCGGAGGCACGTTCTCATGAACAGTCTTCTGGCGACATTGCTAAGCTTATCTCCGTCGAGAAAAACGCAACGTCTCGAAGGACGATAACCGTCGAACCCTTAATGAACATGTTTATTCAACAAGGGTTGAACACCTTACTTAGACAACGTATCTCTAAGTGTGGTGTTTTAAGACATAGCTTAGCTTTAACCGACCAATCCGAGAATCAAAAGCTCGCATTGGAAGGCTCCCGTACCGG